CCGTCCTCGGTTAATGCATTCTCCCAAGCTGGGAGACCCGAGAGGAGCTCTTGGATTGTCTTACTCATCTTAGGAATATTCCTCCTGTTTATTTTCTAAAGTGTTAGATTGACGCGGAATGCACCAACCACATTATTGACGTCCAGATTAGAACGTATACCCAACTTACCTGAGTATGTACCCGAGCGAGTAAGCTCGTATACGGTCTTCAGGGCACCTGGATCTGATGGCAACTGCATGTAGGAAAGGAGGCCGTCATCAAAGTTTGTAGCAAACTTCTCAACCTCAATAACTTTACCTACTACTGTCCATGGGTAAGCGCCTGCAGCTGCTGTTGTTGAAGCAATTGCTACTGGACGACCCATGTGGTCTGCCTTAATTAATGAACCAACAGTTACGTCATCATTGATGGCGGTTACCATTGGGTACTCAACGTATCCATGAGTAATAAATCCTGCACCCTGTGAAGTGCCCTTATCAAATGGACGATAGAGGTCGTACTGAGCACAGCCGATTGGAACAGAGTATGCTCCAACAGATACTGTATCAGTTGCACCTGAACTGTATGATGGTGTTGCACCATCTAGTGGATCCCAACCTGTGACTGTATCGCCCCAAGTTACGCTTGAAGCTGTTCCGTTTGCAGGAACCATTCTTGCGTCACCGTTGCCATCTGCAACTACCGAAAGAATTGTTCCCTTAGGGATTACAATTTCAAAACGATCATCTTCTGAATCCAAATACCATGTTGGCAATCCAACTGATGGAAGAATGTAGGCTGCTGGTGCAATACCAGGTGAAACTACAAAACGACCAGCACCTGTTTTGGTGCCAACTTTACGAAATTTAGCTAAAGACATTATTTCTCCTTAAAGTTGTTATTAAAGTTTACGACGACCCATGAAGGCATCTACGAAAAGTTGTTCAACGGAATTGACTTTTGTTTCCACAACTTCTTCTTCTTGCTTATCTGAAAATATAACATTTTGTTCATTTTCAACAGCAATTTCAGAATTGATTTCTGGCATATTAACATGCTTTGTCTTTGTAACAGGCATGGTTGCAAGATCTCTTAGTGAATCAGCTAAAGAAGATGCTGTTCTCTTTGAGTGATCAGCTATTAATTCTTCTCTTGCTTCATATGACTCTAGTCCGTTTGCAATTTTTGCGTCTACAACTCTTTCAACAAGAGTTCTATGCAATGCATTCTTGAGTTTTTGATTTTCTTCTTCGAGAGACTGAAGCTTTTTAGTTGCGTCATCAACATCTTGCTCAGAGGCCTGCTCATCGGCTTTTACTGTGCCAGTGAGGTCTGTTTCTGACTCTTCAGTTTTCTCAATTTCTTCGGAAGTAGTAGCGTCAGAAGAATCAACAGTATCAACCTGTTCTTCTTTTGAATCCAAAACTTCCTCAGATCCTTTTGCATCTTCTTTTGAAGCTTCTTCAGTTGTTTCTGGAGCTGCATCAATTACTGGTGCTTGTTCTTTTCTCAAATCTTCAATCTTTGAAGAAAGAGTATCTATCAAATCTTGATCATTGGCTTCTGTAGCAATCTTCAACGCATTGTTTAATGCTGCCATAAGCTCTGCACTCTTATTCTCTTCAGATACAGTAGGCTCATCTTGTGATGAAGCTTCTTCTGTTGCAGTGTCTTCTTTATTTACTGCAGTATCTGCAGCTTCCTCTGGCGAGGATGAAGAAGTTGCTTGAGATAGATCTTGGCTAAGTTCTTCAACAGTAGCCAAAATGTCTTCATTCTTGACTTCATCGTTCATGTTTAATTTCTCCTCAAGAATATCTTTTTCATGATTCTCATTAGATAGTAATGAATCATTGGCGTATTTGTAATCTTCACTTTCTTGTACGGCATAGGCTGTCAAAAAAGCTCCTTTTAGATGCAGGTAAAGAGGTTTTGATTCTTTAGACTTAAGATCTTTTAATATTGATTTGTGTTCTTCAACCGAATAGATATCTTCTTCATTCATGCTTAGGACAAAAGCTGAGCTTTTTGCTACCCAATCATCTGTAGAATTTTCTACCTTAACGTCTCCCTTGCCTGTTTTTCTTACTCCAGACTTAGAATCTGCTGGTTGATTAACAAAAGAATATTCTTTAAAAGAAATATCCTGCATATCCACAAAGGCTAATTTGCCCTTGTAAACTTGACCCCTCTTATACTTTGCTAATTTTGGCCTTCCATCTGAAGACTCAGCGGCAAGATCTTCCCCGGTTATTGAGCAGACTGCTTTTCCTGCTCTTCCACCAACTGAACCAGTTAAGTATCTTTTATCTAAAACCTTTTGAATTGCACTTGGATCTGTTATGGCGACTTGCAATCTAACAAATGAAGAACCGTCTGCTTCTTTGTCCATTTTTGCAGCCATAACCCTGCCAATTGGCTCAGAATTTAAATCATGATTAAGTATGATTGGCTTTGGATACGGCTCAACCCATGACTGGAGAGCTGACTCTAATGCTTCTGCTGAGTAATTATTATAGTTAGCTGTCAATCCGTTCATGGATTGCAGCTACTTCAATTATTAAACCTTTGTTTAAATTTTCTGATTCAGAGAAATTAAAATCTACATCAGAAAAATCTGGAAGTTGAACCTTGAAGGTCTCCACGAAATTAAAGGCCATTTATATCTCCATTTTTAAGAACTATACGTATAGTAAATTTGTTTTTATAACATTAAACAAGGAAAATCCATTGCTAGTTGCGTTTGCTGACCAACCAAGATCCTCGCCCTGTTGATGAAATACATAATCAACATTATTATAAACATCTTTAGACATCATCTTTGCAGCCATTATTATGTCTGATTTAAAGAATGATCCAATTGGATATGACCCTTCTCTATAAGCAGTATCTCCAACTTTATTCTTCCAAGTCATAACACTTGGGAACTGCTTACCTACTGGAGTCATATACATGAGTGGTGACACTGCATCAGCTCCAGCATTAACGTGCGCAATTAGAAGTTCTAGTGTGTTTGGATTTTCTAAAAGAATATCTGAATCTAAACTTAGATAATAATCAGGTTGATACTCTCTAACTGTTTTAAGTATAGAATTTCTTAATGAAATCATATTATGATATTTAGATAGCGTCCACTGTCTTCCATTATTTTGATGTTCATAATGATTGATGTCTGATCTTTCATTAATAATAAATAAAGGAATTCTAGGATCTAGCTTTTTCCATGCGTGTAGCGCTTGAGATGTTGCAAGATCTCCGGGAGCAGTTTCAAAAACAAAACCAATATTAGAAATATCTAAAGATTGATTAACTATACATCTAATCCACTGTGCTAAAATCCAATCTCTTTTATAGATTGGACATCCTATAATAAGTTTCATTTTTGTTCAGCTGTTTTAGTTTCTTTTTTTGCTGCTACTTTTACAGGTTCTTTTTCTTCTGTTTTTGAATTATTTTCTACAGCAACTTCTTCTTTTTGTTCTGCAGCATTTGTTGCGTCTTGTTCAGATTCATTATCATCTGATTCTTCCATCAAAACTTCAAAGCCCTCCATAAAAGCATCAACTATTTCAACAAGAACCTGCAAAGCAAGTCTTATCTGGTTGTTTGCTACGGCTTTTCTAAAACCTTCGATTGCATCTTCTTCAAGAAGATATTGTTTTGAAATCTCAGAATTAATCATTAAACTCATTGTTTTTTTCGTCCTTAATTAAATTTTCAATTGAATCTTGTTGCTCATTAGTATACACTACATTATAGTCTTTTTCTAAGGCATTTTCAATTGCTACTAACCAAGACATGTCAGATCTTCTAATATTCGGTGATGTATTTCTTCCATTTTGATTTGCTGGTCTTACTGCGTTACCAGTTCCTCTTCTGTTTGAAGGAAGATTTCTTTGACCCTTTGGCGCAGAAGATTGTTTATCTCCATCGCTCTTAACATCTGTGGCACCGTTGGGCTTATTTTGCATTGCGAGTTTGGCTTGAGCTTGAGATATTTCAACCTGAACTCTACCCTGTATTGATGGGAATAAATTTTCTTCGTCAACTTCAGGATCTAAACCAAGTTCTATTCTTGCTTCATCTAAACTAATTAATGAGTTAGCATATTTTTGCATAACGTGTGTTTCTTTTTTAACTTGAGTATCAACATCAATTTCTTTAAATTTAAAGAAACATCTGTCTGATACATCCTCTTGAATTGGATTAACTATTGGATCAAATCCACCTTCAAACAAAAGCTCATTAAATATATGTAATCTAATCATTTCAGAAAATTGTTTCTGATATTGTTTAACCTTGTCATACAGAGCAACGTCTAATCTATCTGTCACTGATCTATTTCCGCCGTTCATCATCATACCAAGATGATGCGGAGAAACACCAAGACCAACTGCAACTCTTTCCTTAAAATGTTCAAGATATCTTGAAGCATCTAGTGCTTCTTTTCCGGAACCAACAATTTCTATGTCATGTCTATGTGGAAGAATTAATCCACCTTCTGATCTTAAATTTTCTATTTCTGATGCTGCTCTATCAATCTCATCTGGTTCAGCTGGTTGTTCCGGTGTTCCAATTCTATATTTGTATAGTGGAAATAATTCTCTATGAACTAGATTCTGAATATCTTCTTCAATTTGCCTTAGAGCAACAACATCATCTAGAACAGATGCAAGGAACGGCGTACCAAAAGCTCTACCAGTTTTCCTATCAAGACTTATATGTATAACTCTATCTGCAGACCAAACTGGATTCTTATTTACAGGAGAATATGTTAAAGGATCAGTCATCTGTTCGTATAACTTTGGTCTATTATGTTTATCTCTCATTATTCTTACTTGCTCAGTAGGGATGAGATAATAGCCAACAATTGGTTCAGTTGCTGATATTGGATTTAATTTTGTTGGAAAATATTCAGAAATATCTGCACGCGCTTTTACAATAAAAACGTTTCCATATTTAAATAGCTGATCTGATACTTCTAATAAGAAATCTGAAAATGGTCTTTTCATTGCCATTTCCATGAAGTCTATTCTTTGGTATAAATAAGAAACTGCTTCTGGA